TACATCTGTTGAACATCTAAAGGAATTGTTACAATTTGATTTCCAGTAATCGTTCCAGTAAATTTTATAACTCTATGTCCAAGAACTGCACCTGTTGATCCATCAGAAACAGATAGTGTTGTTGTATCAGCTCCACCTGCTATATCTTGTTCTTCATAACCACCAACCATCTGTTCGATGATTTGTAAATTGGTATTGGTCTTAGTTCCCCATGTACCGGCATTCTCGCCGGTTGTCATTAATTCAGTACCTAGTCCCGTGTATGTTGATGCCATATTCCTCCTAAGCGCTCGCTACAAATACTTCCACATCGCATGCGGCAGTATCTGTATCCACTGTAATATCTACTAAATCTGAAAGACCCGACGCTAAAGCCGATCCTGACGATTTCATAGTGTCGACTACTCCACCGCTATTATCACCTGGATAAATAAACGAGTGGCCTGCATCGACCTTCATTCTAAATTCCGTATTATCTTCATCCCTAAAAGTCAGCATGATATGATTTGAATCATCTAAATTTGTAATTCTGATATATCTAACATCGCCGTCGTCAAACATTCCTGCAACGTAGCCAACCTTGTTAGCGGTTACACCAACATTGCTAAGTGCCGATAAAAATCCTATTAATCCACATTCCGTGGTTGATGCCGTTACGACTCTTTTTACAACTTCATCGACACTGGAAATCTCCAGGGATCTTTCAGATCCATAGTCTATGTTGTTGAGTGTTATTTCTTCTATTACTTTACAAGTTAGTGTTGCCATATTTTATCCTTACGGTGCCGGAGACTGAACGGGTATACGTGGCTCACCATCCGTATAGTCGTCCCTTCTACGTCTACCTATTTGTTCTCCACCAAACTTCTGTACTTCAGTTTGATACTTCTGTTCATATAATTGTAGCATATCCATTGGACCTTTTAAATATCCATATGCTTCTACCAGACAGGCATATAAAAGTCCATTTCCAAAATTAATGCTGAGGTAGGTTGTTGTATTTGCCGAACCCAGTCCTTCTGGCTTCGCGGCATAATGAATTTTGTATGTATAAGCTGAATCAGGTGTCGGCACGATGGTGATTTTCCCTGAAGTCGTTGCTCCTTTTCCAGTCGCTCCTCCGGACATCGCATAGTATTTTGGTGTCCCCGTAGTCGTTTCAGCTGCATCGTATTCCCTGAGATAGCTGATATCCTTCTTAACTAGCCAGCTATTGGCCCCCGTTGCAGCGGACGTTGACGTATAAACCTGAAGGCCCCTAACGAATAGAGTCCCTGCAGGAGTATAAATGTTGTCTTTTGAAGATGTCAGATTTCCAATCATCTCTTTTCGATTCGCGTCGATCGGAACTTCTCTAAAAATTCTGGTTTCAGCATTGTCAATAAACTGGTCTGTAATCGTACTGGATAGTACGGAAGTACCAACTTCTGTATAGTTCAGAATTGCTGTTGTAAGTGTTGAATAAGTAAATCCGTGGCTCATGCTGATAAGGTTACTGGTCCTATTGAAACCGGAAACCCTCCTCCTTTTATTGATCCTGATGTAGCCGTACTCGTATCCACGGTAAAATAAAACCAGTCGCTGGTAAAGTCCGTGTCCCGTGCACCGCTTACATACTTGCCTGTATTAATAGCATAGCCTGCAGCTTTTGCAATGTTGGATCCTGCAATACCGTCAAAGGTTGCCGGATTGGCATAATTTCCCGACACGGTCGGCGATCCACGGAACCTGTAAGTGCTTCCGTTGGTCAATCCATGTCCTGTCGCATTTACATTGATCACGCCCGATGCAGCCGCGTACGTGGTAAACGGATCATGGGGCAATAACTGTGCTACAGAACTTTCTGTTCTATCAGACCGTACATTTTGTAAACCGTGCGACTCTGCGCCCCGTCTACTAGCATCCAATTGGGGTTGTTTAGATTCGTATTCAGATTTATGGACCAGCATGCCATTCCATTCCTTAACCATTTCATTATAGGGAAATGCCATTCCTGAACGATCTGATATTGCTTTTGAATGTTTTCCTCTTGAAAATGTCATTATTTTTTACCTCCAGGTCCTAAAGGCTTGCCTATTAAACCGCCTTCAGCTTTTCGGGTTTTTAATTCTTTTTCAATTTCATCTTTTATTTCTTGAGGTGTTTTTGAATCATTTAAAAGTTCTCTTAAACGACCACTACCCATGTTACTTATTCCAGATACAAAGTCATGAATTTTTAAACCAGGACCACTTCCTAAATATTTATAAGTTTTGCCCATAATTATATATTCGGATAATAATTCTTCGGGGTTATATAAGTGCTTGCAGCAGACCCGTCTTCTGATAAAGCACGTGCTAATTCGTCTTCGTAGTATAATTTTAATTCTTGGCTTCTTTGTGGAGCGTATTTCTGACTTAAATAAAATGCCAGTCCTGATGTCATGCTCGGTATGAATCTGTAAGGAATATCCGTTGCATCGGTATACGTTGCATCCGCATCCTGAATTCTTTTAACAAAATACATATGGACTTCTTTCGAAGCGCTGGAAGAATCGGGTGTTGGATAGATTGTTACCGTTGTCTTGTCGACTAGTCTTTGGACAAAATATCTGGAAGGAGTTCCTTTAGCTAATTTATTAGCTAGACTGGAATAAGTTGCTCGTGTTGTTTTTGTTAAAGCTGAATCCGCTTCGGAAGTCGTTCCTCTGTCGGATCTAAGGGTTGCTTCAAGGACATCCGCAATTCCATAAGTAGAAGTTCCACTGGTTCCACCTGCTGTGGTTGCAGAAGTTCCATCTCCTGATGCTCTATAAAAAATATACTCGGCCTGGCCTTCAACTAAATCAATATTGGTATCGCCTACTTCCCAGTAGTGCAGACCTCTATTGCCCCATTCCTGAAAAAGAATGTTTAAGGTTCTTCTTGCCGTTTTTAATTGATATCCTGAAACAGACTGTAGACCAATCCGCTCGTAAGCATCTTCTATAATTTCATCAACAGCAAATGTCTTGTCGAACGTTACTGTTCCAGAAGTAGTGTTAGCCATGCTCTACCTCCTAACTATAAACTTTAATCCACTCGCAATGTACACTGGCTGTGTCTCCAGAAGTAACTGCGGGAAGCGTTAATTTAACATCTCCCGTCACTCCAGAAGCTTCAGTATTTTTTACTCCACCGATAGAACTAAAGTCTAAAGACCCTTGTCCCTCTAATGTTAAAAATGCAACATCACTAGTGGCATCCCAGTATAGTCTTACAGCATCTACTTTTGCTGTTACTGAAACATTATACCAAATTTTATTCAATCGAACTCTAGAACACGCAGTACCTGTATTACCTCGTGATTTATTAAGACCAGAAACATCAACTATTGTAGTTGTGCCTCCAGTGCTATCTGAAACATTAGTGTAGGTTGTTATTAGTTTTTTATCGCCGTCAAGTTGTGTGACAGCTGAAACTGCATCCCCCATTTTTTATCCTCCTTTTCAAGAGTGGAGTCATTACACCCCACTCCGAGTTTGTTTATTAATATACTGAGTACTCTAGTTCGACTGTAAATCGACCAGCAGTAATATCAGCATTCACGGCTGTAGTAGTATGTGCATATAAGTATTTACTAGCTATTGCCGCCGTTACATTTGGAACAAATATATGATAATTGCCAGCAGTATTATTGAAATTGACATCAATTTCAGTGATAGACTGTGTAGCACTTAACTGTTCGTTGAATGAAGTAACTCCTGCACCAACAATTTCTGTTCCTGATGAAACAGCCGAGTTAGTAGATGTTCCTGAAGTTGCACTTAACTGTAAACCACCAACAAGAGTTTGTCCTGCCGCAGTTGTAATACCAATTAATGCTTTATGAATAAAGAATTTAGTACCTGTTACTAAACTTCCAGGTAAATCTGTATTCAAAGTTCCTAGTTCAACAAGAACGTCACCATCGCCATAAGCTGTATCAGCAGCATCAGTTGATGCTAAAGTCCCAGCAAAAGTTTGAATTTTTCTGCTGCCAAGTGACCATAGTTGTCCCGTTGAATTAACTGATGATACGGTTGTAATCACTCCAGTGGAACTAGCTTTATTTATTACACTAAAACCACCTTCGGATCTAACCGGACCACTAAACGTTGTATTTGCCATAATTATATCCTCCTATTTTTCCGAATACTGTCTATAGGCCGTCGACTATACGCGTCAGTATTCTAATTAATTGTATAGTGAAGTTTTTATATATGAAATTTAAATAGAGTGCAAGAGATCCTTGCAGAAATATACGATTTCAGCGATGTGGCGTTTATTTAAGTTGCCACAGAAATTTGAGGGGCATTATTGCTGATTTTATTTTCTCTATCAGCGATCTTAGATTCTTCGAGTTTGATCTCAGTGATAATGTCTCTAATAACACTATCAATGTTGACCATATCCAGAGTATATTTACCATTTTGCTCATACTCAGACTGCCACCTCAACTCCAAGGACCTTTTCTGTTTGTACAGGTCTTGTAACATCGATAACCTCCTCATAGGTTATTCTATTGGGAATATCTCTAAACATTCCCGTTGATTCCCAAACTATACTCTTTTCTCCAATTTTGTCAAGGATAGATTTTTCAATAGATGGAGCATTATCCTCAGCTAAAACTTTAAATTTAGCATGATAATCGTAAGCCCATATATTTACTAGGAAATTTCGCATTTTTATCTTTCTATTAGTGAAATGTGGCGGTTTTAAGGCCGCCACATAATTAGTTTAGATTACGCACCTTCAACGCCGAAGATACCTCTATAGTCAGATACTCCAAATGAGTATCTTTCTCTAGCTTTGTATCTAACGTTGCCAGTATCGAAGTCGCCTTCCATAGCAGTTTTTAATGCTGCTCTTTGGAACATCTTCATACCATTAGGCACATCAGTAATTATATACCAACTGTCAGTATCAGTTAAGAAATTGTTCACTCTATATCCTTGAGGAACCATTCCCATAGACACAACAGCATTGATATCATTATCTGCTGTTCCAGTTCTGCCTGGAGATTTTAATAATCTCTCAGCAGCGAACTGATTAGCTGAAGGAATAATCATCTTAGTTCCTTTAGCTGCTACTCTCAATCC